GTATATACACATATTATGATAGTTTTTCATATTTTCCAATAATTCCAATTATTCTTGGTTGGATTATTGGATATATGGGAACATATGCAATTGATCACATTGTGTATTATTATACCAACAAATCTCATTCCGACTAAATAATGCAGTATATACAGCCAACCTCATTAATACAAATACCAGACACTGCAATGTATATAATTGCCATCTTAACAGGATTAACATGGAAATTATATGATGATTTTACTGATATCAATCTTGCGGCTGATAACTCATTTATAATGGAAAGTCTCAAAATTGCTATAATTCTTTCAACCACTCTTATGCTAACAAGTAATATATATTTATCTATAATCTTTGCACTCCTAACTGCAGGTGTTCTTATAGAAGGGGTCGCTGAATCAGTGTTCTGGAAAGCAGGCTCCCTTTGTCCTATTATAGGAATTATTTTATCCATAACTACATTTACATATAATAGTGCTGGTGAACTCGCCTTTTTTATATTTAATCTAGTATCATGTATTGGAGTCCTTTTTGCAGAACATATATTATTTCCTGAAGAAATATCTTTTCTAAAAGTGACAGCTCGCCTCATTAATGCACCAGCTATGTTTTTATTTCCCTATTTATTTCCATATTATGCATATTCACCTGCGCTTTGGCTAATTGCTTTCTGGAATTTAGGATATACTATTGCATGGGCTGGACTTCATGTATATCTTTATTTTAAAAAGAGAGTTAGTGCAGACCCAGATGCAGATGGACATTCAAGTGTAGTAGAACCGTTAACCACATCTACTACAGCATCAACCCTAAATGTTGGATGAGGCGAATCCCCATTTCCTCGTGCATTCTTCACAAATAGTATACCCTTTGTCCGTGCAATAGTTGCTCCTTCACCTGCTCCAGCAATCCAAACCTTCATTGGAGACATGCAATAATGTAATTCACTCCCCGCCATAATAGCTGTCCCATAACGAGCCTTGTCCTCCTTTGACAGCATCTCAAAACATGGTACATGATATGTTGCAACTGTCATATTCATATATGTATTCTCAGGGTCTAGAACTGCATGTTTAATATAGTCACGATTGCTCATATATTGATTCTGAATAGCATCTTTTGTAATTATATCAAAAATGAAATCATTGGACCCAGCAATACGTCGACGCTCATTTATTCCAGTCATATCTTCAATACTATGTCCAGGAACACCAATTAGGTGATTCCACAGTGTATTGCCAATAATCATATGATCATGACTCATATCATGCTTGCGACTATCAAGTAGTGCAGTATTATTATGCTTATAGACAACTTCCATAAGTTTATCAAGATTTTTCTTATAACATGTATCAATTCGTGAACGATGTTCTTCTACTCCAGGAATAATAAATACCTTATCAAAGGAAAGTGATGCAGATTTTAGAAACTCCCGCCCAGCATCTGACCATGGATTAATTGTATTTCCAGCAAGAACAAGAACAGGCGCAGATGGACGAATCAACTTACTAAATGGCATACGTTGCACTGCATGATACATCTGACTTGCAAATTGAATTTTCATTTTTGAGCGACGGCTGCTGTGAGCTATTAGATAGAAATTGCTAGCCAACTTTATATTGTCACCCAAGAGTAGAATGTTGGGACAAGCTGCAGCTTCCGCTATTGCAGTATTCTCACAATCATTAACATCCTTATATCCAATTCTTATTAAACGAGTAAATACAAATATTTTAACACATACCAGTGTCCGTTTTATACTTTTCCCTATTCTTGCTCTTGTATTAGGTGTTGCATCTGGTGGCTTTGGAGCAATTAGTGATGTACTAAATAGCTGGACTAAACTTGCAGCAATTGCAGGAATTGGTGCACTCAATCTAACACATGTTTTTAGCTCCTACATTGCATTTGATGAACTCCAGGCTGGTATTGCAATGTCTATTTTTTATACATATCCTTTCTGGAATTTATTAGGATCACGCTTGTTTTTTGGAGAGCGCATTCAATTATGGACTATACCGCTCTTCCTAATAGCCCTTGCTGGAACATATTTAGTTGCATCCGCTGCACCTGAAGCACGTGCTTTTAAACATGAAGCAGATCCAGCTCGCTCACCTGTTCGTGGTATTATCGCTGCTCTAATAGCTGCTCTTACAGAAACAGGTCTCTATTTGGCTGTGCGTGGCTCCTCGTCAAATAATCCATTTGCAAATATGATAATGCTTTATTTAGGAGGTGCAGCTTTATTAGTCACTGGTCTACCATTCATTAAAAAAGTGACTGGGCAGATCTTAGATTTCCGCCCAGAGCCACTTATGCAATCTATGGCGTTTAATACATTTATTGGTTTTGTTGGCACAACACTCATGTTTATGACTGCACGAATGCTTCCTGTTTATATGTATTCTATATTAGCATTTGTAGGTGTTGCTGCTGCATATATGTGGGGAGTTGTATTTGCTGAAGAGAAACCGAATGTGAAGGCGGTGAGTGGTGCAGGGGTTGTATTAGGGGCTATTGGTCTACTTTATTATGGCAGTTAAACCGAGCAAGTCGTGCAGCTCGCATTGTATCCTTTTCAGCGACTGTTGGAAGGGTTATAGGTGTAGCTGGCTGCACCGCTGCAGAAGTCATACCTGGAAAATACATGCCTTGAAATGATGCAGCTGGCTCTGGCTCTGGCTCTGGAAGGGCTGCTGCCACAGGCGCAACAAACTCTACAACCTCCTCCAGCGGCTCTGTAAATTCCACCTCCACTTCACCACCTAATTGCACCACCTCCGCAGGTTCAATGTCTTCCACCCAAATATCAATCATATATCCACCAAGTGATTCAACAACCACTGAAAACTGCGTATGCTTCTGCAATAAAGGAAATTCATTCATTGCAGATTCCATTAATTCACGCATATCTTGATGATACGCTGCATTATCTAGCGGCTTCAACACTATTTTAGTCGCCTTCTCTAAATCATATACAACATTCGCCTTCAGTATAATTGAGCCCGCGTGTTCAACCGGCAAATTCTGCTGGTTATACATTGCAACAGCTCTGCTGTTGCTGTGTTCAAACTGCTGGTTATACATTGCAACAGCTCTGCTGTTGCTGTGTTCAAACTCCTGATATATACTATAAGGAAGATAAATGATATCATCGTTGCATTCAATCGTCGAGTTGTATGGACTTGCAACAGCAACATAGCGCACAAGTCCTGTTTGAGATTCAAGGCGCAATACCATTAATCCACCTGGGTGGTCATCAAACCATTTATTATAATCTCGCAGACTCACGTATGCATATTTACTTGTAATATCCCCGTAGGGCGTCTCTAGAATTGAACGGGCTTGATAATCCATGGCTTGGGGTAGGTTCAACAAGTCTTGTAGCAGCCCACCTTTTCAATCTTTTCACACATTCTAATAGCAATGGAAACAGATGCTCAGAATCAATATATTGACAGCATCCAAACACCTACTGTCCTAATTGCATCGTTGGACGAACCTGCACCAACAGAGAAAGCAGCATCTATTCAGCTACAATTACCCACAGTATATACTCCTAAAAAAACACAAGCAATTCAAACAACCCCTGTATTTCAAATGACACGGCATAAATGGCTCTGTTTTGTGCGTAAAAATAATACAATTGATGAGCTTATTACTGTTATATCGAGTCTTGAACAATTAGATGCCATTGAAAAATTCCTACTTCGTACTCGCTATATTGAACTTTTAATATCAATGAAACGTCGTGCACTCTATTATTCAATCTTATTTCGCAGTCTCCGCCTAATTGTCACTATTGGTAGTTTACTTGTACCTGCACTTCTTTCTGTTCAATATGATACAAATTATAAAGACCAAATGTATTGGGCAACATGGATTATATCACTTGCAGTTACTACTTCAAATGGTATATTTACACTTCTAAAAGTTGATAAAAAGTATTATTTTATACATACAATAATGGAACTTTTGATATCAGAGGGTTGGCAATATTTTGCATTAACAGGGCGATATGGGGAGTCTGGGCATTTGTTGCCATCTGGGACTATACATACACATCATAATATGTTTCAGTTCTTTTGCCATTATATAGAGAAGATTAAAATGAAACAAGTAGAAGAGGAATATTACAAGGGTATAGAATCAAATCAGACTCAAGGACAGTTAGTAATGGCGTCTACAGTGCGAACTGTGAATGATGGTCGTCCAAATAAATTATACCCATTAACGCCGGCTAAAAATCTTGCAGCAGCTGCACAAACTGTTGAAAAATCAACACAACAGCAAATTGATACATTTTTAAATAATATGGCTAGTGGCGTAATTGTAGAAGGAATGGATGATGCGCAAGAAAAAAATCAAACGACTAAGTAATGTATACGCGGAAGCTGCTAAAAGGAGGCGGTATTCCAAAATGCCAATGTCTTCCTAATTGCCCAAATCCTCCTTTTGGAAAATCTCCATTTTGTAGGAAACATGCAAAGAAAGGGACTTGTAAGGTGACATCACCATTAAGTGGATGGGAGCCGCATTATATGCCGACACTTTATAATGGTGCTAAGAAAATTCGCACAAATCATAATTGCTTTGCATATGCGTTTGATATAATGGATCCACCGACAGATTGTAAAGAGGGAGAAGAATGTCGCAAACCATTTCATCAACCCGGTTATTCTGCAGGATATCCAAAGTTCTCTGATACAGGTAAGAAATATTGCCCAGATCTTCTTGCACGTCTCTTTGGGGATATGCCATGGTTACGCCGCACTACATTTGGAAAACGTTGCCGACCAGGACATTCTAAAATTGCTCTTGTAATTGATCCTGATAATGATTATCATTTTTATAGACAAGATTCAAATGGTCTATGGTCGCATAAACCAGGTGGTATGCCTGTAACAAATCGTGATGCGAGTGGAAAACTAATCTATAATCCTGAACTGTGCGATCGTGATTATCGTAAACCTGGTGTAGTAGATAAAGATCAACTCAATTATAGTATATTCTGTTCTTTCCTATGTGTACCACGAACACGCCCTGTGCGAGCGAAACGTGGTGGAGCCCTTGGGCTCAACCAGCTAAGCAGCCTTCGGCGAGCGAAGCGTGGTGGCGGGTTTACTCGCCGCCAGCTAAGTAGCCTTCGGCGAGCGAAGCGTGGTGGAGCCCTTGGGCTCAACCAGCTAAGCAGCCTTCAGTCAAAACAATCAACACGCAAAAAATGTAATCATTTTTAAGCTAAATTAGCAAGCCAGTCTTTGATTACTTGCATGCGTAAAATAGGACTCTCAGGAGCCCATATAGTCAGCGCTTTTATTGCATCTACACGATCTATCGGTGATAAACGTGTCATTGCACGCAGCGCCCTTATAATTTGTGACTTTTTATCGTTTACAGCTTTATTTCCCTTAAATGCAGGATGCATATTAAGTTTATGGAATTGTGTTAAAAGCATATTTCCAATTGCCCATACATCATATTTAGTCCAATATGTAGCCAGCCATTTTGATATATTACGCTCCTTAAATGCTTGACTTTTATTTACATAGTTTTGCAGCTCCTGGCGTTGTGTAAAAGGTGTTGCACCAGAATAAAATGTAATCGGTATCATACCTTTTTTCTCATTAATTGTACGTCCAATTGCAACAGGTATTTGCACATTATCTTCTACAGCTAACCAAAGCTCAATCTCTGGCGGACGCTGTGGAAAACGTGGCTCAAAATTATGTGCTATAATTTCGGATGATGATGTTTTTCCCATTATATGACATAAGCCAAAATCAATAATACGTGGTACATTGGAAGAATCAAGTAATATATTTGCAGTGTGAAGATCACGATGTATAACGCCTTTTAGAGTGGATAGTGCAATTGCTTCAATAATATGCTTACCAAACTCATAAAAGTTAAATGTTGCTGGGCTATACCGATTATTTTTAAAGAATGAGCTCACTGTTTTATCACCACCATAAGGCATTTGGATCATCATAAGACGGTCAACACCCTTTTTTTGTATAATTTGGCAGTCTTGAGTATCTGTGTCTATATCAAAAATACGAGCAGATGGTTTACACATTCCTTTCCGGGGTATTACAAAATAGTTCGAAGCTATCTTATATTCACTAAGGCGCTGCCCAGCTTCAATTTCAGGTAAAAGGTCATCTTTAGCTGCTATCTTAGTTACATCATCGGAATGAGTGGAATCAATTGGTTTGCCCGAATCACATGGTAAGAGTTTATCACGGAAAGCACAGCCATATCGACTATCTTCTCCTAGTCGGCGACCCCCGACGAATCCATTTTCAGCAAACATCCTATAACTGCTCTTGCATGAGATAAGCAGCCGCTCTCAATGTCGCAGCATGAAAGAGAATGCAAACAGCCTTGGCTTTTGCGGCGTTAGGTATTTGCCTTGTAATTGCATGGGAAACAATTATTCCTAAGAAATATAAAGAGAATTTTACAGCAGGGCTAACTGTAAATCCAAAGAAAGATCCTTTATGGGCGCAATTTATTCCCACACGAGCAGATGTAAATGAAAATATTGAAGATGGTGGATATAATGTAGATAAACGATACTTTCATGGATATGTGGATATACAGCGATTAGGTATACCACGTGATTATTGTCGAATGATTGTGCCAAAAGGTAGCGCTGAAGAGGATGCATTCTTTGCATGTGCACTTGCGGGTACAGATGGTCTCTCTTCCACTTCTTATAGAACAAAGACACTGCGTGAAGGGTTTTTACGATCTCGTGATAATTACATGCGCGATGTATACAATGAAGGTCGTGAAAGTTATTGCTCTATTATAAAAGTTGCGGCTGATTCATTCCAAGCCCGTTGTTATCGTGCAGGCGATAAAAAATTCTATGATGTTGATCATCAAGATACTGAGCCGCCCGCAAATATCCAGAAACTCCTTGGCTTTTATGAAGGAATTATGTTGTGGTATCGTTTATTTGATGATATGCGTGATTATGGGCATACAAGCTTTATGACAACTGCAGGAAAACTTACAATTGATGAGACAATTGATAAGAAGAAAACAGAAGGTTTGCATTTTAATGGCAAAGACCAATTTATACGTCTTGGTGAAAACGCTGACCTTCGTTTTGGCAATAAAACACCACTGCGCTTCATGCGTGCATTTAGTGTATGGGTGTATTTTGATGAATTTACCAATAATGCCCATATATTTGATTTTGGGAATGGTGCAGGAGAGGACAATGTATTTTTAGGGATATTTGGGCGTGGTAATATGGGCGCGCAATCATCTACTCTGCGTAAGCAGCTCTGCCAGGATGAAACAAAATCTACTGTCCCAGCCGCGCCATCAGGTGCTCAGAAGGCGCCCGAAGTTCATCCGCGCACTTTAATGGAAACGAGCTCTGCTAATTGCAATGAATTTGACTGTAAAGGGTTTGCTGTTCAAGGGCGTCGTATGGCTGCGTTGCAGCCACCTTCTGCGTCGGTTGGACAAGAAACGGCTGATTTATTATATGAAGTTTGGGATGGCAAACAACGTGTATTACGAGTGAATCTGAAAAATGCTATTGTAAAACAACAATGGACACATGTTGTTATAACCGCAAATAATATGGATGCATTTCAGCCTAGCCTCCAATTCTGGATTAATGGAGAGCATATATATACAAAGGAAAATGCGACACTGCCGCGACGTAATCAAACAACCCATAACTATATTGGCAAGTCAAACTGGGCGGCGGTCACATCTCAATATGAAAATAATGATGAATTATTTAAGGGCTCATTATTTGATTTCCGAGTATATAAGACACCGATGGTGGAGGCGAAGATAAAGGACACGTATGAATATGGTCGTGAAAAATTAGGGCTTGTTTAGTTAGATGAGTTTTATTAATACAACGCCAGCAAATTCTATATATCCTGCTTTGCCAACTGGTCAGACAGTATCTACGGCAGTCCTGCAATCACAGCTTACATCTGAATTAGAACAGCAGTATATGTACGCGTATGTATCATCTGTCGCTGCTGTAAACGGTCCTGTTCAATTTACATCCTATGCGGATTATATTAATTATAAACGTGCTACATTTGCAAACAGGTCTGACCCAAATAGGACTCAATAAAATATATATAATACGTAGATGACAACAAATTATACTAGGAAGAGGACCCAACGTGGTGCTGGTGGTACAAGCTCTAAGCCTGCTGCTGCTGGTAAGCCTGCTTCTAAGCCTGCTTCTAAGCCTGCTTCTAAGCCTGCTTCTAAGCCTGCTGCTGCCGCTGCCGCTGCTGCTGCTGCTGCTAAGCCTGCTGATATTGCTGCACTTGGACAATCTGTAAGGGGGCTAACAAGTGGTGCTGCAAGCATGCGAGCTGCGGTTAGTGACGAACGACGCGCAGCTCGTGCAGAATTAGCAGCTACCAGGAAAGCTGAGCGTGCAAAAAATTCAGAAGAACGCAAAGAGGCTCGTGAAGAAGCAGCAGCTGCTCGTAAAGCGTCACGCGAAGCAGCATCTGCTGCTCGTAAAGCAGGTCGTCAAGTAGCTGCTGCTGCTGGTGAAATTGATAATGCAGCTGGTGTTGGATTAGAAAATATAAATGCAGGTCTACATAATATAGAACGCCTAATTGCAAACGCAAATGAAAGAGCGCGTAATATGGAATATGCAGGTTTATCTAATTCTGCACGTGCACGTGTACATAGAGCAAATACAACTGCAATAAATATTGCATCTAAACGTGATTTAGACGGCTTAATTAAGAAATTTAAGAAAACAAAAAAACAATATAAACAAACATTAAGATCTGCGAATGAACATGCTGATTTAGAAAAGCTATTAGCAGATGCTGATTATTTAGAACGTCTTGCAAATGAATTATTAAAACATATTGAACGCAAAGATACTAAAAATGAGCAGTATCTTCATGCTGCAGTATACAGTCCTAAAAGTAATAGCCCTATAAGCCCAAATAGTGATTAAGTATTTGCAAGTTCATTTGCAGCTTTTTTAAGTTTTTGATTACGTGTTTTCTGAGCATGAATATGGAAATAGTCCTGCTCACGAAAACTGTTTAGCATTTCACAGAACGCATTAATATGATCTTCAGAAACTTCTAGGATTTGAGAGATTGGTTTACGCCCTTCAAAGCGTTCTAGAGGAATTTTAGAAGGAAGAGGTGATTCATTCATTATCTGAGGCGGCTTCTGGCTCTGGCTCTGGCTCTGCGGCAGCGGCGGCTGCTGCGCTACGACGTTTCCGTTTTGCTGGGGCGGCTGCTGCGACTGTACGGAGGAGAGCGCGGCTTCTGTGTTCTTGACTTGCTCTCCAGGCGGAAAGAATAGGTTTTGCTCGGCTTTCCCAGTCGTTATCGAGAGTGAGTGTTTCTCCTTTACTACTTCCAACCCCAAGTCGCAAGGGGGCACCGGCACTGATGTGTTCATCGTCCCAGGCGTAGAGAATTCCTTCGCGCTCGTAGAATGGAACTCCGTGAATGATTGTGCGCTCATAACTCATTGAATTGGCTTGTTTGCACACTCCTAACTGCACCATGAAAATCAAATTTTCATTCTAAACAATCGTTTCTTTTTATCACATACTATTAGAATGGATAAAGCTGCAATATTAGCACTCAAGGCGCGTGCAAAAGATACAACTGTACAAGGGTGGCTGCAAAAGTGGGCAAATGAAGAGTACAGCAAGAAGCAGGTACAGAAGGGTTTGCAGAAGATTGTTGATGAAATGGCTACTAAAGCCGATGCAAAGGATGCCGAAGCGCATTTAAAGAAGTATCGTGATGCTCTCATGATTCTGCCGATTATTTCCGGTAAGTCTGCGCCCAGCAGTGGCAGCCTGAACCGTGCAGTAGCTGAAGTTCGTAACTCCTTTACTCGTCGTGTAACTGCACATCGTGCAGTTGTAAATGCTCGTGATGCTGAGCGTCGCGAGGAGACCTCCCGTCAGAGGGCTGCAGAGAAGGCGGGTCGTATGTTTGCCGCTGCTGAGGCTATTCTGCGTGGTGAAAAGCCGGCGGCTGCAGCAAAGGCTCCTAAGTCTGCAAATGGAGAGGCTCGCTTAGCTAACCTTATAACTCGTAAGGGTCGTGCTCCTGCAAAACAGGCTCAGGTTGATGAACTGCTTGGCTTAATTACTCTAGATAAGCCCCCCAAGTATGTTACTGATGTTGTGGAAGCTATACAGTCCCAAAAGCTCCGTTTCAGCAAGGCGGATAAGCAGAAGGTTATCAAGCAGATTAAGAAGCAGATCGCAGCCCTCCAGGTAGATATCGAAGGCAACTCCCCTAATGCTAGTGCAACTGCCAAGCAGCGCGAGGCTCATGCAAAGAAGAAGGCTCTACTGCAGGCTCGCCAGGAAGCCATGAGTATCCTTCAGGGTCTTGCTGAGCTGGAGACCAACGTAGAGAATAGCGCTGGTTCTACTAGATCTGGTCGTACCAGCCGCACACATCGCTTCATGCGCTGCAACATGGATAAGCTCAACCACCCTTGCAGCTCTAAGGTAAAGATTAACTTTGCTCAGCTGCAGGAAGCTGTTGCTGAAATGGCAGCGAACAATGGTCGTGTTACTCGCCCCGCTGGCGCTGAATCTGGTGCATCTACTGCAGCCCCCTCTGGTACGACTACACGTGCTCCCAGCAATAGCGATAGTGAATAAACGCACGGCTAGCACGGATCAGCCCGTGCACGGCTGTAGTTAAAAGCACGGATCAGCGCACGGATCAGCCCGTGCACGGCTGTCACAAATCAGTTATTATTTTAATATATAAAATGAAAAATAAGTCTTTTATTTTATATATACCGTTAATACTCATTTTGCGTTGGTATATAAATGCCTTGCTAAAAGTCAGCATCTAGCGAAAAGGACATCTCTTCACGAGTCTTACCAACACCCGCCTTTGAATAAGATGTTACTCTCTTCTCAAAGAAATTGTCCTTTCCTTCCAAAGCAATGCGCTCCATGAAATCAAATGGATTTGCAGTATTATATTTACGACCATATCCTAACTGCACTAATAGGCGGTCAGCTACAAATTCAATATATTGCGACATAAGGCGTGCATTCATTCCAATTAGCTCACATGGAAGGGCTTTTGTAATGAAATATTTCTCAATTTCAACGGCTTCCTCAATAATTTCATATACGCGTTCCTGAGAGACTTTATGAACAAGTTCTTTGTAAAGTTCACAAGCAAAGTCGGTGTGAAGAGCTTCGTCGCGGCTAATAAATTCATTGGAAGTTGTCAAGCCAGGCATAATACCCTGCTCTTTTAGCCAGAAAATGGCACAGAAGGAGCCGCTGAAGAAGATACCTTCTACTGCTGCAAATCCAATTAGGCGTGTTGCAAAATCTGCAGTAGGGCTTGTAATCCAGCGTTGCGCCCATTCCGCCTTCTTTTGCACACAAGGAATAGTCTGGATTGCTCGTTGAATCTCCAACTTCTCATCCTTATCCTCAATATAGGTATCAATTAGAAGTGCATACGTTTCACTATGCACTGATTCCATTGCATTTTGAATGGCGTAGAAGCAGCGGGCTTCAGGGAGCTGCACTTCATTGCTAAAACGAAGGCTGAGGTTCTCCATAACAATTCCATCAGAACCGTGGAAGAAACCGAGGACATATTTGATAAAATGCTGTTTGCGCGGGTCTAGTGTGCGCCAATGGGAAACATCTTTGCTAAGATCAACCTCCTCAGGTGTCCAGAAAACTGATACGTGGTTTTTATATTTTGCATAGAGAGTTGGCTTCTGAATTGGAAAAAGCGAGAAGCGGTCAGGGTTCGGTTGGAGAATCGGTTCTACTGCAGCACCTGCAGTCTCGGCACGCTCTAAAAGTAGAGAAGGAATCTCTTGATTACAGTGGATAGCACTCCCACCACGCCATTCTGGGGATTGCATAGGGGCTTTTAATGCATGACGTGCACAGTCTAGAGACATTTGTAGAGACTCGCTTGCAATAGACATCAGGATAACTAATAGAATGACCGGGAAATTTAGGCTTGGGTTCGGAGTAGCCGTATCAGACCACCTAAAGCTTCAACTTTTACAGCGGGCTATTAGGCGGTGATTTTCATGCACCTTTTCTGAGCGCATACAGGCTGCGCAAGCGCTCATTTGCAACATCGGCATTTTAATATATTCCTCTAATAGCTTTGCGGGATCACAAATGGGAAAACAAGACCCTATTATTTTATACATATTTCATCGAGACCTCCGAATAGAAGATAACCTCGCTCTGGCTGCTGCTGCTGACTACGCTGCTTCTGCAAAGGCTCGCATCCTTCCTGCATTCATCTTCACACCCGAACAGGTTGGTAAGGAAAATACATTTAAGTCCAATAAATCTGTGCAATTCATGTGTAAAAGCCTGGAAGAGCTAGACGCTTCTCTGCAGTCAGAAGGAACACGTTTACAAGCCTATTATGGTGATGTATTAGAGGTACTAGAAAAGCTCAAGAAACAATATAATATAATTGCAGTATTTGAGAGCGCAGATTATACACCATATGCAAAACAGCGGGCGGCGACCATTCATTTAGCATGCATGAAAGATGAATTGCATTATGAGACAGCCCATGATGTATATTTAACAACACCTGGTACAATCCTAAATGGTACTGGGCGCCCGTTTCAGAAATTTACTCCATTCTGGGAGACAGCTCGCAGAGTGCGAGTTGCTAAACCACTTGGTAAGGTAGTTTCTCGTAAACTCTGGATACCTTCTAATAGCTCGCAGATTGATTTCATCTGCCGGCAGATTCTGCCGAGCTCTGCCAAATCGCAGACTCTGCATGTTCAAGGTGGCAGATCCGAGGGTCTGCGTCTGCTTGCAGATCTGCCAGCCAAATACAATACAACACACAATCTTGCAGACCATAATTCAAGTCATCTATCTGCGCATCACCATTATGGCACAGTCTCTATCCGTGAAAGCTATCATGCAGCACATGGTCGCAGCTCTCTAACTGAATTTATCCGTCAACTCTATTGGCGCGACTTTTATGGACATATCTGCCATAATTTTAACTTTCTTTATAATGAAAGCCCCTATGAGTTCAAAGGGCGCGGTCCTTGGTCAGCGGATGCTGCAGCTCGTAAGAAGTTTGAGAAATGGTCACAAGGAAAGACTGGGAAGCCTATTGTAGATGCTGGTATTCGGCAGCTCTTAGAAACTGGCTTCATGCATAATCGCGTCCGCTTAGTAGTTGCTTCGTATTTGATAAAGGATTTGAAGGTGTATTGGCGATGGGGTGAGAAATTCTTTGCACAGCATTTAGTGGATTATGATTTTGCACAGAATTTTGGGAATTGGTGCTGGGTCGCCAGCGTCCTTCCATTTTCCCAACCACCATTCCGCAGATTTGACCCTGAACGAACCGCAGAAGCCGTTGATCCTGATGGGGAGTATCGTAAAAAATGGCTCACTTGAGAAATTTATTATAATTCCATGTTGAAATTATATGCGGTAAAAATAAATATTCAAGTTTATTTATATGTTTTTTAACTTGTTGTTTACGAGTTTTATTTTTTTTTCCTCCGCCTGACCATTCTGCTTTATACGTTGTAAATTGTATTTGTTTTATTTTATTATTATTTTCTAAATCAATCACCCATTTCATATTTTCAAAATGTGATGTATTTTCAAATAATATATATAATGCATCTTTTATCCAAGGATATATAATTGCACATTTTTTACGCCCATATTTTTGACTAATTGCTTTAAAAAAATCTGCCCATATATTAGTAGAATTATATAAAGGTTCTAATTCTTTTTGCAATGTATCATTATTAAAATTAAATTTAACTGGTTTATTTTGTGGATTTGTAAAATTGGCTTTTAGAGCTACATATTTATTAT